CAGTCACCGTCGTAGCATCATCCGCCTTTGCGTCCAGAGCCGTCTGGAGACCATCCACGTTCGAGATGACGTGGTTATGGCTGTCGTCTGCGACCACTGTGTTGGTGATCGTGACGTTGCCAGAGCCGTCGATGTTTACTGCATCGGAGCTGACGTCGCCAGACATGCCGATCGTGCGAGTTGAAGCCCAAGCAGAAGCCGTTGAAGCGTTGCCGCTCAGAGACGCAGTAATCGTACCGGCGGAGAAGTTACCACTGGCATCACGGGCAACAATCGTGCTTACAGTATTTGAGTTTGTAGCATCCGTACCGAGCGTAGTGCCGCTGATGCTAAGGTGGGTTCCTGCTGCCAGCCAACCTGTTGCGGTTCCAGAATCATCCCAGAACAAGATACGGTCAGCACCCGGATCAGTAAGGCTCTGAATGCCTAGATGATCAAGGCTAAATACGGTGCCCGTAAGATCAAGGCCAGTACCAGCGGTATATGTACCAGCACCGGAGAACTGGATAACCGTGATGGCGTCCGTGCCGACCGTGAAAGTCTCAGCATCCGCAACAGTCATCACCCAGCCGGTAGAAGCATTCGTCGTACCGTCTTGAACGAAAATGTAGCCGCCCGGAATCTCGTCTGAGGTATCGCAATACGTGCAACGAGTAAACACCCACGCGGTGCCAGCATCGCCAACAGTCGACAGGTAGTAACGACCGTTCTGCAACGCAGAAGTCTGATCCTTCAGCAGCAAACCTTGGCCTACCGTGTCGAACGTAACTCCGTCTACGGTGAAAGAAGCCGCCGCAGCAAACGTCATGGTCGACCCAACCCCAGCAGTGCCGTTGTCGTAAGTGCCACTGATGTTCGCCGTAGAAGCAGCAAGTGCCGAAGGTTTTAGAGCAACGCCTTGAGCCACTTCATCCACATAGGACTTAGTTGCTGCGTGGAGATTTGAAGTCGGGTCCGCATGCAGGGTTAAGAACCCAGTCATGGTATCGCCAGCCTTCTCGACCATCGCATCAAGCTGAGTCTGGATAGAAGACGTAGCGTCTACATAGTTAAGCTCAGTAGCCGTGGCAGTAACTTCAGTTCCGCCGAGGTGGAGGCCACTGATGTCTAGATTAGTTGTCAGGTCGACAACGGCCGCACCTGCACCTGCGCCATCGCAGTAAACAATCTTCTTGCTGCCCGCCGCGATGCTGACGTTAGCGCCAGACCCTTGCGACATAGAAACGGTTTGATCTGAGTTATTAACGACAAAATAAATCTTCTGCATGTCGTTCGGGCTTACAGTCACGGTACAAGTACCGCCCGGTGAACCTGTAAATACGACCGCAGCATGGCGACCATCCGAAGAGGCGCCGTCAGTTATCGAAAGCGTTTCGCTAGTAGTTGTAAGCGCGACGGAGACAACCCCGCCCACCATTTCTTCAATCAACTCCCAGTTGGTGTTGGTGGTGTCGCCCCACTGGCCCGCCTGTTCCCCTTGGGTTACAAGCTCAAGACCCGCTGTTGAATAAGTACTAGCCATAATCTCGCTCCATTAAGCGGCTTTTATTTCTGACCAAATGTCTGAGTATGCTGGGGCTAAATTACCCCATACGGTAGGACGTGTCACGCCCATTGTTCCGACAACTCCGATCGGAACGACGACTGCTTTAGCCACAACAGTCTCGTTACCTACGGCGCCAGTAGCCGCCACGCCGTCTTCGATGACAACCGCTGCCGCCGTAACACTTTCATCTCCGAGCGCAGCTGTAGCAGATACGCCTGTCGGGAGAACTACAGCTTTAGCTACTATTGTTGGAGAGCCTACAGCCCCAGTTCCGACAACCGTGGTCGGGAGAACTACAGCTTTAGCTACCGTGACAACCGAGCCAACTGCGCCAGTAGCCGACACGCCGTCTTCAATGACAACCGCATCAGCTTCTACCGTTTCTGCGCCTAGAGCAACAGAACCAGAAACACCGGTCGGGAGTACAACTGCCTTAGCTACTATTGTTGGAGATCCGGTTTCACCAGATCCTTCAACTCCCGTCGGCACAGTTACAGCCTTAGCGACAGTAACTACGGAGCCAACAGCCCCAGTAGCTTCTACACCCTCTTCAACCACAACCGCGTCTGCGGTCGGGGTTTCATCACCAAGGAACGCAGTGCCCTCAACGCCGCTTAGTTCGTAGTTTGACTCAGCTACAACCGTTACGTTGTTGACAGAGGCAGTGGCAACGAACCCTTCTGGGTATATGGTGTACCCCAACGCGATAAACACGCTCGTGCCAAACGGCTGCTCGCCATACGGCAGTTCACCCCAGCCTGCTGAGGTATATGCCCCAGCTGAAACCCCGCTGACCTCAACTAGCGCAGAGGCGATGTTTCCTTCGTCACCTAATGCTGAAGTGCCCTGAAGGCCCGTTACTACTACATCAGCATTTGCTGCTGCAACTTCGTCGCCAACCGCAGCGGTCCCAACTACACCAGAAACAACAACCGTGTTTTCAGTGCGCTGAATTACAGTTCCGGCAGCGGTTGTGGCCGATACGCCGGATACAGAGAGCGTCTGAGTTTGGATGCCGCCGAAACCGGAAGCGCCAAACTCTAGTTCACCCCACGTAAAAGCCACAACCGCGCTCCGCTACCTCAACGTCTTAGGCAATACGAATGATTGCGGTAGACGCGTCAGCAGTCGGGAACTGAATTGTGAAGTCACCGTTGGTCGAGGTCTTGTCACCGCCGAAGGCCAGTACGCAAACAGCTGCGTCAGAGGCGTGGCTATCGTTGTAGATCAAAGCGCCATTGGCGGTGATCGTCGCGGAAGACCAAGTGGTGTCCGCGAAATCAGTGTACGCAGTCGTGCCAGAGGTAGTCGGGTCCACGTTAGTCAACGCGTTACCAGCAGCGGTGTAACCGGTACCAGATACTTCGTTGGTCGCGCTGTACGCGGTAGTGCTCGCATCCAAAGTAGCGGAGCTGGTGTACAGAGCAACACGGAAAGTGTTGCCGCCAGAGTTAGCGAAGTTGTGTTCAGCAGTCAGCAGTTCAGATTTGAAGCTGGTGCACATTGCCTGTGAAATAGCCATATCAAAGTCTCCTAATCATTTCAGAAAGGCTTTTCTGGCCCGCCGCGTCTAAAGCTGCACAGACCGTCGTACGATCGCTTCGTGCTGCCTGCTTCAGGTAGTGAACCAGAACCGCACGGATGCGTTCTCTAAACGCGTGAGCTTGCTCACGCACCATCGGATCGGCGTTATCAGACACCGATACAATCTTGTCCAGAGCATGCTCAGCAAGCTCTTCTGGGGTAAAACCCCGGTTATTCGTAGTCTGCACCTTCACATCGAAGGGCATATCAACTTTGACTTCTACGCCAAACATTAGTTAGGTGCTCTCCGTACCTGACCACGGCGATACTGGTCGTTGTTCGACTGACCTTCGCCGAGGTTCTTGAGGCGATCAAGCGATTCAAGATAGCGGTCATTGTAGACCTTAATCATGTCCGGCTCACCCTTCATAAATGTGTACGCTTCCACCAAGGAGGCAAAGAGTAGTGCCGGACCCGCGTTGGTTCCGATCCATGTTGTGCCCGCTGCGGTAATCGACTGCGGACGATATCCATAGTGGATCTCAACGTTGTATGCGTCGTCTGGAGTAGGGCCAATAAGGAAGTTTTGATAGTCAAAATCGGCATAGTATTTTGGTGCAGCAGTGTCAGAAGGCGTCTGCCAATAATCCTGAACAAAGTTGACATCTTTGTGAAGCATGAAATAGCTATCGCTGTTCGAGTCGGTATAGGACATCGAAAACGTATATAACCAGTCGCTTGGCTTCGGCAGGTATTTATTGCCGCTGGTAAACGAAGCAGATGCGTTCTTGCGGAACACTTGGAGATTCGCTTCTTTCAAGATGCGTTCTTCAGCGTTCTGAATGAAGCTGTCGATCTGGCTCACGAATACCGTTTCGGTATTGTCCGTGTAATCCTGAATCGCTTGCTTCAGCGTTGTGTAGGTGTAACCCGCCATCAGAACTGCCTGCTATCAATAAAATCTTGGTACGTAGCTGCATCCGCAGCACTCACCGGTGGTTCGTCACGATCAGGGCGGGCATGACGCAGAGCCTCTGCATCCGCACGTTTACCTGAAGGCTCGAGCTGCGGGTGCTTGGTTTCAAAGCACTCCGGGCACACTCGAGATCCGTTCCACTCTTCTTTCAGTGCCAAATACTTGACCTGAAATCCGCAGCGGTCGCAGATGGCAAGAGCACGTTTGCCAACTGCAAAGGGCATTAGTAGCCCCTCAAATTTGGTACCAACCGCATGTTGGTATCATCCCGATCACCCTGCTCTGCGCGGAACATTTCTTCGTCGTAAAGCTGCTTGAGCAACGGGACCATTTGGGGGTTGCGCTTCACCGCGAGGTGGTACGCAAGCCCGGAAGTCAATGCCGGTAAGAACCGGTACGGTACATCCGCATTATTCACGGCCGCATCGATGTCATCGGCCCGAACCATCTTGTAGAACCGGAGGACATCCGTTGAGTTCTCCGGGGTCGGGTACAGGTTGATGACCGGGGCATCTCGCTGACGATCCAGCCAGTACTGCGTAGGCCGACCTTCGGTCGTCTTTACAGGCAGATTCTGGTATTCGTTACGTGAGATACGTTCCAGTAGATAGTCTGTACCGCTGCGACGTACTACCACATCCATAATGTCTACGACATCAGTATCAAGTGTGTAGCTTGCCGTGCTTGCCGTCAATGCCTGCGAATCCGCGTCAACCATCCACAGATGAATGCCCCTGTTGGCCCAATCGGCCAACAGGAGATTCAAAGAACGGCGACCGGTCTGGGCATCGTATCCGGTGCGCAGCTCTTGACCGATACGCTCGTACGCCTCTTCGATAATCTCAGAAGCGTCAAGCGTCCAGTTTGTAGAGCCGGATACAGCCATTAGGACTTACTCACCTCGAGAATGATGGAGTAAGTGTCCGCCGCCGTNTGNNNGCGAGTNGTGAACAGGATGTCGCCCGTCACACCGGTGCCCGCGTTGTTCTGGATACCGCCGAAAGAACGGAAATCCAGATGGTCAGTCAGACCAGCCGGAGCAGTAAACGCCAGTACGTTGGCTGTCGCGTCAAACAGGACGTCAACTGACATGCCATCGGTGGTGAACCACGCCTGCATGATCTTAACCTTAGACGGAGTGTCTGCCAGAGTGGACACGTCCACTTTGGCCACGGCGGATTCGCCTGTACCGTCGCTGACGTTGGTGAACTTCAGGACCGCGGTTTTCGGACCATCGACCAGAACCTGCGTGGTTACTGCATCTGCCATGTTAAATCCTCTTTCAAAGACCCCGAAGGGCTACAAATAAAGGCCAATGGCCGGTTACTTCTGTACGTAAACAACCGTTACGCGAGCAGAACCAGTAGATGCGTCGCCGCCAGCGTCGGTGTAAGTTGCATAAACGGTAACGTCAGAGGAGCCAACATCGTCCAGTTCAGCCAACTGAGAGGCGTCGCTAGAACCACGGACACGTGCAGCAGAAGACAAATCGAGGTTGTCTGCATACAGGTTTGCGGTGGTGCCGTCGCCGAGATCCAGTAGATCGGTGCCAGAACCGTTAAACACGGTCAGTACGTCAACATACAGGTCGATGATCTGAGAGTTAGCTGGGATGGTAGCGACGGACACAGCAGTGCCGTCATCGGTATAGGCGACAGTAGCGGTCTGAGACAGCACTACGTTGCCGACATTTGCGGAAGAACCTTCACGAACGGTACCGGTTTTAATCGGACCAGAAAAAACAGTAGTGCCCATCAGAGTATCTCCGTGTTGCAGCACTCGCTACGTAGTCATCTGCAATGTCCGCTGGGCCGGTCTACGTAGCTGGATTTCCCAGACTTACGAGTTTTATACGCCTGCTAGATATTCTAGTCAAGCGGGTTTTGGCGACTTAATGCTTGTTAGATTTCCTACAATTAGCTTCGTGGGTGAGCAGTTTTAAATTTTCAGGAACATGAAGGCCGCACACGTTTCCCCCTCGCAAGGGAATTATATGGTCGACTACATATTTGATGCCCGTAAGTTCTGTCATATGCTTGGCGTACAAATAAGTCTGGTTGATCGAACGGCGCTGCTCTTTCGTAAGCCACTTGGGGGTGGCGTTCTTTTGTCTGCGCCGCCATGCGTTATTGTTGGCCTGATTGCGCTCTGGGTTGTTCTGCTTCCATTTGCGCCGATATGCCTGCTTGTCTTCCGTCGGGCGCGCCTGTGCCCTAGCTATCACCAAAGGTTTGTTCCGCTCATAGTAGCGGCGTTGGCTGGCTTTCAGAGCATCTGACGCAGGTAGAGCTCTGCGCCTTTCGTTTTCTCTTTGCCAACCTTCTTTGCGACATTCTACGCATTCCCCTCGTGCGGTTATACGCGGGGCAAAATGCCCGTGTTTGCAAGGTTTACCTGTGAAATAGAACTCAGAACCCATTTCACGAGCAGCTTTTCTTGTTTGCGGTAACCCCATGCCGGTTCTCCTGTGTTTCGATACAGGGAATAATAGGTAGTCAGGAGGCTTTGTCAAGAAAATAAAAAGCCCCTCCGAAGAGGGGCTTCCAATCAACCTAAGTAGTTGATTTATTACGCTGCGCCGGGGCTGCCGTACATAGCGCGAGGGTCGCTCCAGCCGAAAGAATACCTCTCACGCGCCTTGTAACGGACGTTGCCGGTCTCAAAGTCCCCCTCCATTGAGGTCTTAACCGGAGAACGGTTGAACATCTTCATGCCGTTCGGAGCGTCGGTCTTAATGAACCAAGCGTCGCTGTCAGTCAGGTAATGATTGACAGTGTAACCGCCCGGCAAGAAGCCCATGCTACGTACAGCGTTGATGTCGTTGTCGGCAGTGCCAACGCGGCCTTCAGAACGCATCAGGCGCTCAGCAACGAACTGAA